TTCCGATCATGTTAAGTGTGAGGGAGTCTTGTTGACCCGAGTGGGATTTGTATTTAAAGGGGCACTAACAGTCATTTTGATTGTTACGAAGGGGAGAGGGATCCTCATCAGTCTCACCGGGGAACTGGTGAATGGGTGAGTCGGAGTCCCTTGAATGTCTCCAACCAATCGACTTCTCGCCTAGAGACCGAAGGGTATTGCGCGAGGAGGGAGTCGGATTTAGTAGTTCGACCTCATAGTCTAAGAATATGAGGCCAACCTGCTGGTTCGTAACTCCACTATCGCTTACCACAAAGGCCAAGAAGGCGGGACAAGCTTGGTTTAAGGCTGTATTACTTAGAGGAGTATCATCGTAAATGAACCATGGAGTACGCATATGTGCCGTTTTGACATCTACCGGAACCATGAGGTCGGAGTATAACTCCGAACCTCGTGAGTGAATCGCCGAGCTCCAGGAGGGGCCCGTCGCGGATCGCGGAAGGTAGGTCAACTCAATCGCGTTTCCTGCTCCGGACCACCAACTATCAGCATCATTGGCGTCTGTAAAGACTCCCATGGTGACGTTGGCAGTATTGGTTGTGGGGACACGAGAAGAGTAAAGGACATTCAGCTTCTTCCAACGGAAGTACTGAAAATTCCTGGCCACATTACCCAACCAATTCATTGCCGGGGGCGTGAGACCTATGGTGGTCTTCCTGTCTCCAGTAGTTGAAGTGGTGGTAGCGTATGCAATTGCTTCTTGGTTCCTGATGATAATGCCTCGGCCATCACTGCTTGATCGGATTCGAGGACCTGGACCAGTGACAATATTTGTCATAGATCCCGGACTCGTCAAGCGATTGACAGGGCAGGCCAGTAGTTGTCCACCCGACCGGTTGACCGATCGGGCTTTCCCCTTACTAATATTTTTGTTTGACTTGTTAGCCATTTTACTTTCTAGATCCGTCTAAATAATCAGTGCAGCCTCACGGCCGGACCATTCCGCGTCGTGCAGGGCCTGTGGTCTCTCGGTCAGTTCTTCTGACTGGACCCTCGCGTGATTAGACAGAAAGTCTTCAAGCATCGCCTGTAATCGACCTGATTTCAGCACGGTGTGAAACCAGTGAGGTCTATGGTAGGACCAACTGTTCTGTTGGACATTCTCCAACGCAGAGCCAGAAAGGGGGGGAAGTGGATTCTTCTTTATGAATCTGTTGAACCTCCTTCTACCGAAGATCTTCCAGTGTTTCTGACTGTCGGGTTTTTCAAACCACCGACGGATCTGCATTAATATCCTTGAATATCCACCAGACCGAGAGTACGGGTCCGGGACATAATCGAGAGGCACAACGGGCGTGTCCATATACTTTCCATCGAGGTTGGGAATGCCCCATTCAAGATAGCTATCTTGTTTGGGAATTTCCTTCTGATAAAAGGACTCAATACGGCTGTAAGCAGTATGGAGCCCCTCTCGATAGGAGTAGACACCTCGCCTGTGAGCTTCCATCCAAATCCTTTGGTAACGGGTAAATTCATGTCCTTCGGGGACAGGTAGGCCCATACAACCAAGCTCCGTGGGACCGTAGACGGAACCGGGGAAACCACTCATTATGGGATAGCGCTTACGGAATAATTCCAAGGCGGACTTCTGATAGCGAGGCTCTATGCCTGCCCAGAAGTCGCGGAGGATACCGCTGAGCTGCTCCCAGGGTGTAACCTGTCGGCCCTTTTTGTCTACGAAATCGGTGAGATAACCTAGAAGTCCAACATTTGGTATAGGAACTCGGACAAGATGTCCGAGCGACTTATCCCAGGTGTAGACCTCGGAGTTTATCATCGCGATCTCATTGGAGTAATAGTTTTTACCAATGGACTTCTTCAACCCCACGTGTCTTGTGTGCATTTCCCATTCACGATATTCGCGTTTGGAGGCAGCAAAGAGCACATCATCACCATTAACCAGCATGAAACGATCCCTGGGGATCGAGATCACACTTGCCGAACGGTTGATGATACAGAGAAGGGGGAAGGAAAGGATGTGTCCCATCATTTGTCCGCGCTGGACCATTTCATCTGGTGATCCAATATATATCTGAGTGAAGGAGTGTTCACACAAGCGCCGTAACCATCCCACTAAGCTAGGGAGATCCTCTGTACAGGCAAGTTTAGGAAACCGGAAATCGGTCCTATCTAGCATAGCATGGAGGGCAAACTTAGTATAGTGGAGGTGGATCCTGTCTGTTGCGGACTCATAGTCACCTGACACGAATTTCTGACCCTTCTCCAAACGGAGAGGTCTGATAGCCATCGCGACCGGGGTTCCCCCTATCAGTTGATAGATGGGATCTCGACGCATGGTACTGTGCCAGGCCTCCTGGATCGGCTTCAGAAGCTGAAGAACCCAGGAGGAACGTGTAACTATGCGAACCTTAAGAGGTTCGGCTATAGCCGCAGGAGCAATCTCCATAGGAGTCCAGGACTCGGAGAGGACAGGATAATCGGTCATCG